CCTCCCCTTATTAGCTACGTTTTGAATTGGCTAATAATGCTGCTCTGGCCTTCTTGGTGCTAGGCGCAGGGAATAAGGGTGGTATTAAGTACAAGTATTGAAAATCGTCCCCAGCTGCCCAGGTTAACAAATAGGGCAAGGTGGTGTCGGTATGAAAATTTACTGTAATACCTACTGGTAAATCATATCCTGCTACGTACGCAAGTGGTGCGATTGGACGAAACATCGGAAAGTAAGGGACTTCCGAAAAGTATGGAACTTCAAATTCTGTTTTAACAAGCGAAGAATTTCCTCCTGTGTTACTCTGAACTACATTGCAATTCGAGATGACCATCCCGGAACCTGGTGTCGGTACCATGGATGCATCAAATGAATTAAGAACAATGTTGTCTGAGGCATTGGGGCTTACTCTAAACCTTCTGCTTCCGCGCCAGAACAAAAATATGTGACCCATGGCTGAAAAGGGTTCTGCATAAAAAGGTGCTGTTACGAATGGTGCTGCATAAGGTATTGAAAAATCTACTGATGTCTGCCAATTTCTTGGGTCCATGAGTGAAAATCTTCTAATTACATCCTTTACTAATAAGGGTAACTCCTGCTGACAGTTTCCTACTTCCATTGAATATTGCGAATTCTCTATTATTGGTGCGAATTTGGCCTTAAATCTCGAGCATATACTTGTCTGAGCTCTGATTTCTGTTTTGGAAACTGGTGATGTAATTGTTGTTGTTGTTGTTGTTGTTGTGGCATTCCAGGGAATAGTATTCTGTGAATTTTTCAATTGGGCAAATTGAATATCTTCTCCTCCGGCACGCCATACGTTAACGTATATAAGTGGACTAGCTGGCTCTCCTGATCCCGCAATTGGGGTGAGCATGCGCAGCTGTAAGGTGGGCAAAGTCGTAGGTGTTGTTCCTGTTCTACGCCAGTGCGTGTACCATAAATATGGTATTGTTACTTCGACCATTGTGTCACCTTTGACATCTATGATCTGATTTGGAATATTTGCATCTATGTTAGCATCATTGTTTAATTGATATGCTAATTGAAATCTTGTTGAATAAAAAGCACATGATACAAAATGAAACAGATATTTTATTGAACCTCTCCAATATTCAAAATGGGCTGCCATAAATTGGAGATAATCTGTTGTATTTCCTGCAGCATTATCTAGTGCTGCCATTGGGTTGACATCAAAATGAAAAGTTTGTCCTTGTGAAGTATAAATCTTTTGGTATGCTAACATTGGTGTCTGTGCTATTGTTGCCACAGGCATCTCTGATGTTTCCATTCCCATGTCTTCAATTGCTAGTTGTGATGAGGGATACATTGTGAACTTCTCCCCCATAAATAATCCTCTCGTTTGGTTCTGATATCGAAAAGGATAATCGAAAATTGTTTGAACAGCTGACGTATCTGTCGGTAAATCTAAATTCTTTCCATAAGTGGAGATAAAGTGTGCTATAGGACGGTAAATATCGCCTACAATCGGTATCATTTTAATAATTTCACTAACTCCTCCTACTATTTTTTGAATTCCTTTAGAATCTACACCGTCTTCTGCTTTTTTCTTTGCTTCTTTGTTACTAATTGCTGAATAATTTCCGTCAATTAAGGAGAAAGTATGATTTCTACCTTTAACAGAAAATCTACTTGAATCTGATGATTGTGCGGAGACTGTTTCATTAAATTGGGCAACCTTTGGATTTAAGAAACTTGCAAATACTGTAACTTGTACTGCTGCTGGTATGTCTGATGATGTTGTAATCAATGGATTTAATTCTGCTAGTACGAATGATCCTATTGTTGAGGAAACTGTAAGTGGCTGTCGTAACCACGCTGCTGGATTCAAATAAGGCAAATCATAAGTACATGAATCTTGAACTGATGCTGATAGAACTACTGGTTTAAGTCCTGATACTGTCCAGAGATTAATTCCTGAAGTAGCTGATAAATTGATAGTAGGAAGTGCTCCTAAAATCAATGCTCCCTGGTGGTAAGGTGTACTGTTTAATCTGACTTGTAATCTAATTCCTGATCTAAAATACTCAAAAGGAGTAAGGTATGCAGAAATAACTGACAATGGTGCAAGTGAATCTGGAAAGCTAAAATAAACATTTGCCATTCCTGGAGTCCAGGTAAAATTCCCTATTCGGTAAACTCTTGAAAGTACTTCCATTGGTGTTTGATCTGGGAAGGGATTCGAAATCTTCTCCAAATAATTTTTTCCTGAAATTTCTTCTGTAACTACATTTGCTGATTCTTTGAATTGCGTAATTGCTGTCTCGTTGTTTAATATTGGCGTGACCTCCTCTTGTAAGGTTCGGTCTTCTACTGTTTTTGATGTTGAATTGTTTGTTGCTTGAACTCGTTATCTAAACCTGTGGTGAACGTGAGTGAGTTAACTCAGTCCAGCGGTCATGTTGTGTGAAGGAGTGCAAAAGAGATCATCTCAATCACTATGTACTTTGCAGCACATATTGTACCATAGTAGAACGCCTTGGTACATGCGGGATTTTTAGGGGCTATTCACTGCCGCCTCTAATTTAAAATTTTATTGTATTCTTATGAATACCATCGAGATATTTAACCATAAGGTCATCATATGTTTCGAAAAACTGATTTTTCTCGTTGATACTTTTTAGATATTTATTTAATCTTTCCTTCTCCATCTCAAATACTGCTCTTCCATGAAAGAAAAACTCTCTAAGTGCATTATGAACATTCTCTGTAAACTGTTTTTTCCAAGGTAAATCGGAATCTTTATTAATCCAGAGTAAATGTGATCTTAAAGAATCAATGTTCATTGGACACATTATAACTCCATCAATTTTAATATGTTTGCGTTTTAAAAATTCCGCTGTTTCCATACTATCAAATTGTGAAATTTGTTTTTTATCTGCTGTCGTGTGTGTGTGACCAAAATATTTCAAAGCATATTCAGCCACTAATATTGGTGTTATAACATCCGTTGTGAAGGTTGGCTGTCCCTCCTTGTTAAGTTCCAACAATACTCTCTTAATTGTTTCATGTAAATCATCTCCAAAGGTCATGATATACATTAAAGCATTTATGGGTATTCTAATATGTAAAGAATCCCAAAGGATACGCTTGACGATCCATCTATTTTTTACTACATTTCCGGCTGAATTCAGGTGAGCTGTTCCTGGTCCGCCAGATGTCATTCCATCGAATAAGTAAAGTGATTTTCTTAAAACGATGTAGCACCAAAAATGTGCTATACACAAACAAGTCAATTCAAAAATGACTTCTTTATCTGTGATATTGTAGGACTTGCAAAACATTTTTGCAAATAATGGTCCAAACCAATACCAAAAGTAAAGGTCCCAAGCAGAGACATCTTGTGCTATGATACTATCTCCTCCAAACTCTTTTATCTTGTAAAAATCATTCCACCAATCCATACTGTATGGATTAATTCCTACTTTTATGGGGCACTCTAAATCAAGGTTGACATAAGCCATCCACAATCCAAAGTAACACTTCCATTTCATTATAAACCATTTAGGTGATGCAAAAAAGGCACGTGTATACCCCTCTGCTACTTTATCTAGTGTTCGTAGTTCATCTTTAAGATAAACCAAATAAGTTGGCATATATAGTTTTCGCTCTTTACAAGCTTGCTCAAATAACTCTATTTCATGTAATATGTATCTATGATGATACATGCCTCCTTCATCTGTGGATTTTCTTATCCATTGTTTCTTATTAATTCCCAACTGAACAGCTGGGTGTCCTACAGATTTATTAGTTTCGAAACTAGCCATAAGTCCTGGAATTCCATCCATTATTTCTCCCTGTGTGCAAGGTCTCCATTGGAATTTTGGAAAAATTCCTATCCATAATTCTGGATCTTCTATTCCTTCTGGTGGTGGTTTTCTAACTCTTTTATTGGCTTTTCTAAATGCCAAAGTACTTGGATCTTTTCCTTCAAATGGTTTCAATCGCGCTGGTGCTAAGATATCGGGATAATCTATTGCTCCTAATTGTACTCCATCTACTATTACTCCATTAAATAAAGGTGATCTTTCAAGTGCTGTTCTACTAGGTTGATACAGTGGTTGCTCAAATTCCCCAATTTTTGGATAGGGTATTTCGGCATTACCTACTGTTTCTTGAAATCCTAATTTCTCTGGTAGCCAGGGCAAACATTGCGCTGTTACTTCTGGTATGTCAGCATTATCTATTGTTTCCTCTAGAAAGTCTTCTATATCTTTCTTAAATATTGGGCAAACATAAGACAAATCTGCTCTTCCTGCTACATGTATACCTACTAAAGGACCTTGGGTTGATCCATCTTCAATATACCAAAAACCACAATCTCCATCTACTCCTCTACATCCTCTGGCTACAATAACCAAAGGATTTGCATGTTGAGTCTTATCAGCTAAAGAATATATAGCTTCTTCTAATAATTCACTTTCAGAACTTCCATACAAAACCAAGTGCTCCCCTTCATCATCAAATGATATGCGGGTTAGGTTCTTATAGGATTCCGGTATCTCTTCCTTCAAAGAGCTCAACAATGATCTTAGACCTGGAAAATTTTTAGGAAATTGCACTAAAGCAAAATCTCTATCTTTAAATAATTTAATTTTTAAATCTTTAGAATTAAATGCAAAGTATTCCTCTCTCTCTTGTACATTTAAATACATTTCCAAATCAAAGTCTCGAAAGACAAGTGCATGAGCTGGAAATACAAAGGTACGTGCATGAATAAATGTTGCTGGCGTAAACATATATCTTCCTTCCTTCTTGATTTTAAAAAGACGGGTGTTATTTGCTACTTTAATTGAGAGTGAAGTAACTGTTTTTGAATACGATTGAGCTTTCACATTATTAGTTGGTGTAACTACACGTGTTGATTGTGTTCTCATTGATCGTTTCTTATTCCACAACTTTTCCCATTTTTTCATATGTGGATTTGATGACTGGCCTAAAATACTATGTGATATATCATAACCAAAAGCGTAACTTATTGCTGTAACAGCTGCCGTTATACCTAGGGCTAAAAAACCAATCGATAAAATTGAAAGTCCTGCTATTCCTGTATAATACATAAGTTTATCAAGTCTTTTTGTTTCAAGGCGTGCTTTAACTACGGAAATATGTTCCGGTGGTAATAAATGCTTTGCGCCATCAATTAGATGTATAAGTTCTTTCTCAGAAGCTGGTTCACTCCAAAAATCGTAATACGGCTGTGCGTTTGGTGCCATATACTTTCTCGAAGCTGGTACAAATAATTTCAGATCTGATTCATCATCTTCTAAAATATAAATTGCGTCTTTATCTATACCTGAAATATCTCTGAGTGGAAACAATTTTTTATCTTCCTCACTCATCGCTAAACCTGATCCCCATACATCTGAAGGGTGTTTGGATTCTTTTTCATCCATATCATCAAGTGCAAATGCGTTTTTACAACTTTCCCATACTATGTCATATTGTCCGTCTAGTAATTGTAGGGCTTTTTTATTTGTCATAAAATACATTATCTCATGTCCATTACTATACTGAAGAGTGTGTACGAAAAGTGCTGCCGTGCCTGAATGGGCTAATCTCAAACATAGCAATTTCTTATTATTCCATACATATTGTCGTAATCTTCTAGTAACTCCCATAGTATAACCAGAAATTAAAGTTCCAATTTTAACATCCGATTTTGGATAAAAAGGATTAGGCCTTAAATATTCAGGCAGAAAATCCCATTTTCCTTGTGCATCTGGTGTTGCGTCCAATATTTCTTGTGCTACTCCATAAACAGTAAGTCTAGTAAGAAGACAATTAAATTTAACGCTAGTCATTTTTGGTACTGGCTCATCTCGTAAAAATTTCAAGTAATCTTGAATAAATGATAAAATACAACAATACATATCCCCCGAATATCCAATTGAATGAATATAGGAAAGGAATTGGTCATGTTCTTGTTGAGTTTTAAAAATAAATTCTGATTTATTTATTACTACTTTCTTGAAATAATCATTAGGTAGTGAAACATCTGCATTAAAAGTATCAGGGTCAAATGAAGTTTCAACATTGAATTGTTTTATATTATGTTCTCTAACTTCATCAAATATGGCAATAAGTTCACTAAATTTTACATGTTCATATTCTTGTGTATCTTTAGGATTTTGATCCTTTGCATATGTAACTGTGAATCCATAATTTTTGTCTAATTCCTCCATTGTAAGATTTAATTTTCCATCTTTAACAACAAAGGCTTTTTCATTTTCAGTAATATCAATAGCAATAACTCTACGATAGAAAGCTTCTGGCTTTTGGATTGGAATAAGTGGTCTCTTTCCTTCATTACTTGTAATAATAACTATTTCTGATCTAAAGAATGTGTTGCCTTTATCCTCAAGTCCTGGCATAACCAAGGCCCAAGTTTTAGTGTTTATTGCATCTATACATTCATTTGCTTGCTTAATACGATCATCTTGATTTTTTGATTGTAAGAACTCGTCGTATTGACAAATCCATTGATTAGTGTATCCTGACCAAAAGTCATCACTTGCATTTCGCGAATAAACATCATTAGCAGTAAACTTAACTCCTCTATAACGTAATGATAAATAAGAAAATAATAAATTTGCAAAATAAGTTTTACCTGCACTGGTTTCCCCGTACAAATAGATACCTATAGGTTGTATGCGTGGTGCCGCATTAACATCCTGTGCTATTGTATGTTGACAAATTTGATAAAGACATCTCCAATCTCTCATTTGACGAGAAATACTATTAAGAAAATCTACTGATGCTTTATCACGTGGTTGCATAACTGATACATACTTTAAAACTTTAACATAGGCTTCTGAAAATTCTTTGGCTATGCCAATTGTTGAATAATCTTTAATATTATGAATCGAAACCATATTTACTAACTGAACGTGCAAATCTCTAACTGTATCTTTGTCTAAATACTCTTTAAAAAGATGTGTTCCCCATAATTCTTTATAGGTCCAATTGAGAACTTCTTTAGTCGTCTCTATTGTTGATTTAATAAATTCAACTATGTTTTTTGTAGAGGTGACTGCGAAAGAAAGTTCCTTCAATATTGAGGTTGTATCTTTTATTCCTTTCCATGATGACACTAATGCCGCAATGAAATCGGTGTGAATAAGTGAAACTTGTGCATTTGGAATTTTTCCAGTAACTAGCTCGAAATATGCTGGTACATGAGCTCTAAGTGTAGTGTCTGTTAAATATAATAAAACTATTGTGCCTACTAATACTACTCCTAAAAGAATTTCAGATGAATATTGTTGCCATATTGATAGCAACTGTCGATAAATATTTTCTATAAATCCTTTAACTGCTTCCCATGTATTGGTTATTGAACTGGACATTCGATTCTTAAGGCTATCTAGTGCTGAGCCTACTGCTGAATCCATAATCCAATCCAAAAATCCTTGGGATTTTACTTTAAGTGCTAAACTAACTGACTTTGGTATATCTAATAAATAACTATACTTTAAAATAACTTTACGAACTTTTTTACCCTTTGGCTTGGGTTTTAAATACAATGATAATCCTTTATCAAGACGTTTACTCAATGTATCAAATTGCATAAGAGTACCAGACATTCTCCATCCATCCAAGCCATAACGAATGACTTCCAGATTTTCTGGTGTGGGAATGACATCATATCCCTGTTTTTCTAGTACAAATTTGAATTTATTTAGAAGGTACTCAAACTTCCAGTTGAGTCCTTCATCTTGTGTTGCTTTCTCAAAATCTCTCCTAAAATAGTTGAGTGAACGAGAATGCTTTATGTCGCTGTTGTTGTTCTTTGTTTGTTGTTCTTCAAATTTTTGCATTTCTTCATTAATAAGTTCCCTCATTTTTTGAGGAATCAAACTTCTATCTAGCTCCCTTTTGAGGAGTCTTCGTGCATAGGCATCTGGTTCTACCGTTTGACCATTTCCATAAGGATTAAATGATCCTCCTTTGATTCTATCTACTAAATAATTGATTAAAGCTAAAATGTCAGTTTTAGTTGCTTTGACATTATGCTCTGTGTAATATTGCATATATAAAACATGGGCTGTCTGTTTTTTATGCGAATCTATAACTTCTTGAAATTCGAGTAACTGTAATTCATGTAGAATAAAGTCACTTGCGCTTTTGTCGAAGAATCCACGATTTTGTGTGGATCCTAGGACTTTATCTGCTCTTCTCATTTTTAATTTAGTTCTTGTGACACTTGGAAAAGTGTCATAATAAGCTGGGCCTGCCGTAGCAGCTAAATCCATAAAACGCTGACGAATAAATTCGCCAGGGTCTATTTGGACATTAATGGTGCCACTATTGATAATATTAAGGTGACAATTGTCACCAGAATTAAAGATAGCCATGTTTATTCAAGCGGGTCGCAGACTATTTGGTTATTGTATGACCGAGTTCTGCTGGTTTTATTTTTGAATTTTAAATATGTGCGTTGAATACTCCAATTATAATACTTTCCAGAGTTCTTAGCGAGTTCAGCTACTAAAAATTTATCATTTGGGTTAGCGATTTTATACAAGCCGTCCGACTAATTTGAAGTCGATCCATGAGCGTGCTAATGGCCATAACAATTTTCCTCATCCTTCCAGGTCAAGTAATATCATATCCGATAATACAAGATTAAGGTTGGGCAGAGTACAGATTTCTTCGTTAAGTGTTTTTCCATTGCAATCCTAATGATCCCAAAGTCATCTAAATTCTTAGCTTCCAAACAAGGTAATTGCCTAGGTTGGTACTAAGATTAAAATAATCTTCGTG